GAACTGAGCCATTTCTCTCTTAGCTCCTAAGTGAGAACCAGCCAACACTTCGTACTCCATCTGAGCATTTCTAAAATCGATATGATCGATAGTCTTAGCGAAATCCTTGCCCATCTTGTCGCCCAAGATTCTATTCAAGACTGATGTAGGCAAAAGTTCGTTGTCCAATTCGTCCATGATTTTTATCCATGGTTCGAATATTTGCCGGATGACTCGCCCGATAGGATTATCCAATCTAGATGCATTGGCCTGAATAACGCCAGCCGCTCCGGTTCCCGAACGCATACCAGTTGACTTGATGCCTGCCGAAGCCGCACCCTGAACAACCTGTTCGTTAGCACCCGACGATGCCGCACCTGATGCTTGCGATTGGGCAATCGCTTGATACGCAGCCGACGGTGGAGGAGGCATTTCCAAAAATTTAAACGCCTTATCCACATCCTCATCTACTTCGATGATACCGCCCTGCTTCCATCGTGTGTTTTGAGTCGGAGTATTAAATCCTTTCTTACGCACAGCCGGTGGCTGCAAACAGAACGAAATCAAATCCAGCGAAAGGTTTGTAACGCCCTGTTCAACCAATTGCTCCGAACCGATCAAGATTCCAAGACCCTGACCGTAGAAGCAATCAGGAATGTTTCTCCAATTTGCTGATAAGAACGGAATCTTTCCGTAAGGGTTAACTTCGTTACGAATCAAAATATTGTGACCATTAAAAGTCATGATCACGATAACTCGTTCCTTATCCCAACGCTCAAGAATTTCGATAGGAGTCTCTTGTGGGTTAGCCGAAGTCTTGTAACTTCGAGGAACAGCGTGCTGCAAATATCCATACATACCTTCCGGAATAGTCAACGTTATGTTGTCCGGTCCAGACGTAGGCTTACTGAAATACAGTGCCCGCAACGCATCTTCATTCGGTATATCATAACCGGGAACGTTTCGAAGATGATCCAAATCTGAAAATGTTGCGTAATCTCGGTAGATAACCCACTTTGCTTTTCGGATATCTCCTACACGGCAACTTGGATCGACCAAAACTGTTCTAATATCGCAGAACTTAATCCACGGTCGAGAATGAAGAATCTCCTCTATAGTCTTAACAAATTGATCTGACTCGGCTGTATGAATAGGCTCAACTTCATTCGTAGCGCCGACAAACTTTCCAGTCTTTTGTTTTCTGCTATAGACAGGTCTCTTTTCTTTATACTCGGTATAGCCCCACTTCATAATCCCCGTTCCAAACAGGGACATATGCTCAACCATTAACTCAATTTCTTCTTCAAAACACATTATGTCCAATTGAGTTGTGAAAAGGGCTTTCTTAGCCTCGACTATATCTTGTGTTGTTCCAGGTCTAGGACGCAACTCAAACGGCGGCTTCTCATAAAAGATTCCACCCATCACCTTAGGTACAATCGCACTAATGTGATTCGAAACCATGAACTTCGGAACGTTGGCTTGGGCTGTATTGCCTCCATCGAAAGCTGTGCTTGCAGCAGGAGACTGATACAACGTATCGGATAAGGTCCATCCCGAAGGCCACTGATTAAGATTGATATAATTATCGGCTGAAGCGCAATCGTCTAGAACCAACTTTATAGCTGCTTGAGCCTGCATCATGAGGATGTGAGTTTCTTCATCCACATATGTATTGTCCGGAGTAATCTCTCCAGCAGGCTCGACATACAGCTTGGAAATTTCGTCGGGCGCAGCTTGACTAGTGCCCGGTGATGCTCCGATTGAGGCCATTCAATTTTCCTCTTAAATATGCATCCCGTTTCCTCCGAAAATTTTATTTCGGGGATCATTAGAAGGTTGCACTTGTTCTGGTTCCGAATGTGACGATGGCGTAGGATCACCCCATCCACCAAAAATTCTTCTGTGAAAATCAGCTTGAGCCACAGCTATTCGCTGCAACTCTTTAGTTTTTTCTTGAGCCACTATATCTTCTACAGACGGCGTATAAGTAGGAAGAAAGAAATACAACATAGACATAGCATCGGGGATATCATCCTTTCTTCCCCGGTTCTTTCTCTCGCCTGTGTACCGAGTGAGTTGAGTAAAAGCTTCATCGTTCCAAGGACCGAAACAGAACCAAAGTAAATCGTTAGTAAGCAGAATTTCTAACTGCTTAATTCGATTCCGTTTGGCATCCGGCTCTACGGAAGGCTGTCTCCACCAAATTCTCGGGATTACATCCAAACGTTTGTACCATCGATCTAATTCGATCTGAAGCAACTCAGAACTAGGAGTTTTCTCAATCAACGTTTGCCGAGGATTCCAATCTTTATCCATCCGGACTATCTGCTGCGCTAGCTCAGAAGGTGTCCATCGCCCGAAACGAACGTCAAGAATAGCAATTCCCCACCGCCCGTCCTTATTATATCTTCGAGCCGCCACACCAACCGAATAATCCGAATTCTTATTGTGTGTTAACGCCCAATCCCATGCGATAAAAATATCTCCTTCTTCAGGAGCCGAAGTCATAGGATACAAATGCTTACGCAGCGCATCCTCAGTGAATGTGACTCTAAAAGAATCTTCAGCTTCCAAAGCCGGTTCATTCAACTGCTGACAACGGAACAATTTCTCGTTGTCGAGAAGCTTACCACGCAAAACCTGAAAAGCATTCTTAGACAACTCGGGAAAAGCCAAGACAACCATGTCTTCCGTCAATTGTTTTAACGGTAGGCCTTCAAATCCCGGCTTAACAATCCAGCAGGCACGGCAAAAATACTTCAACGGCTTCTCGTCTCGAATAGCTATACGAGAACCATACCAATCGTCAGGGAAGTATCTCGTTCCAATACTGTCTGTAAACCCATGACCGTCAACTAGGTTCGAACTGTTGTCTATCTGATCTTTCAACGACTCTCTAGTTTGAATAGTCAAACAATTCTTATCGTTAACAGCATCATCGTTCTTCTTGATATCACAGTGCCAACCAGACAAACCAGAATCGATAGAGTTAACCCACAGGGTAGGCTCTACTTGACTGTGCTTTCTGCATCGCAAAAGAATGGGTGTATTCGCTCGACCAGCGGCTTTCCGCAAGACGTACTCAGGAAACAATAGGTGAAAATCTGTCGGCGTTCCTTGCTCAGCTAGATAAAGATAACCCTTAATAGCTTTCATGAAAGCGAAGGCTAATTTCTTTTCGGCTGTCATGATAAGAATTCGTATATCAGGGACATTTATCATCCACTGAATGCAATCAACCCGATTCAGTGTCGATTTAAAATGTCCACGGGAATCCAAAATCAAGGATTCTTTTGTAGGTTGTCCTACTTCATCAAATCGTTCTTGATGATCGATAGCTTTATGAACATCACCGATAGTGTAACCTTTGTAGTATATTCCATCAAAATTCTTCTGAACATACGTATCGGCTATCTGTTGATGAACCCGGCGCACGAAGTCGTGGCGTAGAATATCTATACCTAGGAAAAGCAAATCCTTTCTAGCTTTATCCCGAAGATCGAGCCACTCTTTAAAATTACGATAAGCACCGAGAATCTTTGAATCCAATGGCTTTGGGGTATTAGACTTCTTAGTCTTCGAACCCTTGGGGCGACCGACCTTGCGTACTACGTCGTCCTCTTCTTCCTCTTCTTCCGAAGCAAGCCACTCATCCCGGCCTACGTAAAGCTGGCCCAACTGAGTCCAACTCAAACTCTCTGACCGTTTCTCAAGCTTTCCAAGAGTACCCACATCCGCTAAAGGAAGTTCAGCCTCATCAAAGGGTGCAAGCACATCCCGAATAAACTGATTTTCCAACGTCACAAAATTCGAAGGAGCGCTGTCTCTCTGCGAAAGATCAAAGCCTAATCTAGCTGCTCTCTCTGTGCTGTACTGTCGTTCAGCTCTTTTCTCTTCAGCGTTATTAGCCATTTGATCCTCGACATTAAGCCGAAGGTATCAATGAACCGTCCGACTTTGGTTTTAAAACTGGTTTCTTTTCTGCATTGCCCCATCTCTTAATTATGGAGTAGGGTGCATTCGAATATTCGTTAGCGATTATATTCGGATTCGTAAAAGTATCTTTTTCTAAAGTCTTATCAAAAGTCTCGGCTGCCTCCAGCGGATTCTTTGTAAGACCGGTCATGTCAGGCATGTTACTGCTCGGCTACCTTTCGCTGCTGTGCGTTCCAGTCAAGCGACGTTGCGGTTTCACCCTTAGGCTTAGCCTCGGGTTTCTTTACCATCGTGTAAGAGGCGTCAGAATACTCATTCCGCAATCCGGAAGGAACCGGAGTCGGGGCTGTTTTCCCCGGACGAAGTGCCACTTCAGATGCTCGTTTCGCCTCTGTAATATCGTCTGCCATTAGCTCACCATATCCTCAGAATGTTTTATCTCGTTCAACAAAGCGATGGCTTTATAACCCGACAAGTCTTGATCGTCTTTGTAGATACCGACAACTCCACCCGGAGCCACTTTAACTTTATTGTGGTCCCCATGAAGCAATTGGGATATCTCATGAATTATCGAACTGTGTACCACAGCTAAAGCCGGATACTTACTTGATTCACCCTTGTGGATAACCATCATGATCTTAGGGTCCGTTCGCTTTCTAAAATCGTTCAGACGTTCACCGCCTGGAATTTTCTCGCCCGGATTCGCTTGGTAGTATCGAATCTTCTTTAAATTCTCTTCGTCCTTAGGTTTACCAGCTAATTCACCGACATTAAAAGCATCAAAATCCTTAACCATCTTCGGCTTTACTTTGGATTTTAATCCTTCTAAAATAGGATCGATAGTTTGCTTAGTTCGTTTTTTGCTACTATGATAAGCTGCGCTAAACTTTCTACCTTTGAAAAAGTTTGCTAACTCTTCGGCCTGATTTTTTCCCTTCTCGTCCAACGAAGCGTCTATAGGGCCACGAAACTTTCCCGCATCGTTTAACTCAGTGCTACCGTGACGGACGAAGTAAGCGACGGCCTTTAACATATCTTCTAATCCTTATGATGAGCCACGTCCCCACTAAAAACCAACAAAGAACGATTATTCGTCTACGCCAGTATTGTCGGTGGGGTCCTGTACTTTTGGGTCTTGAATCGGGTGAGCTTTAATAAAAGCCTCAGGAGTATTTTCATCCAAATGTGCCGTCATCTCTAAAAGACGACTAACGGGTTCTGCTATGGTCAAAGCGCCCGGATTGAATAACCCAACCATGACACCTACAACACAATGAGTCTTAGAATCGAATAACGGACTACCACTCGATCCCGGCTCAATTGTAATATCGACCGGCATCGTGTATCGCCACTGTGGAACTCCATCCAAAAAAGCTTTAGGAAAATTAGGAAAAATCGAAGATACAAAATTACCGTGAAATTCAAGCTTTCCCATACCATACGGAAATGAGATATTTTCGACAGGATCACCCGCTTTTAAAGCGTGCTCATCTTCTAACACCTGTGTCGGAATACCACCAGCATTAATAACAATCAAAAGAGCTAGATCATCTGTCTGAGAAATAGCGTACAACTTAGTTGAATAAAATGGACCTTTCTCGTCGTCGCTAAACGAAACTTCTTCGTTTGGATAAAACACATTACTATCCGAATTCCAGACACAATGACGAGCGGTCAAGAAGATACCATTACCCTCGCTGTCACTTCCTATTTCAGAACCGCTGCAAATAAATCTACGTTCTTCCCCCGGTGCTGTCATGAAGATTGCACCGACAGAAGAATGTTCGACTTCCCTAGAAACTACTGGAACCTTAGCCTCTGTTACATCGGGTTTAGCGTACAGGGGCGTAAGAGCGAGGATTAAAGCCGCAACCAAAGCTAATATACGTTTCATCTGTCTTAGTCCAACAGAGCATGGTTTAACGTCGCCCGCTTAGTGCGGCCCTCTGCTCGACGCTTACTGATGATCTTGATCGGGGTATTTTTGGTAAGTAAACGCATGACCCAAAAGAAATCCATAAAAGACATACGTCACGTTAGTTAAACCAGGACCGATATCGTTACCTGTTTTCCAGCGGTATACAAGCAATGCTGCCGCCCACGCACTACCAAGGATCGTATGAAACTTGTTAATCAGTGCGTCGAAAACTCGGTCTATCTTAGTCATTAGTGTTTGAATCCCGACATTGTTTTAGCAAAATTGGCCATTTTCTGAACGTGTCCATTTTTGCTGTGAGTAGCAGCTTCGATCTTCGACTTGGGGATTGTCTCTCCCTCAGGAACATGAAGTGCTCTGTGCAATCCGCCTTTTCGCAGCTTATGCAAGGCTCTATAAAGAGACGGGTTTTTAGCCATGATTATGCTCCCGCTGGTTTAGGCATCGGAATACCAGCCTTCGCTGCTTCCGCTTCGTCTATACCGTGATTACCGGCTTCGGCTGCGCCTTCTGCTTCATCCGGCTCGGATGTGTGCTCCATCATACCGTCCATCATTCCATCATGATCACCACGGGCGTAATCTTTGTGCTTGCCTTCCTCGTGTTCGTGATGAATCGAGTGTGAGCCATCCGCATGATGTGTGATGTGCGTGTGAGAATACTTGTGCGATTTCTTAGCCATGAAAATTCTCCCGATTACTGATTATTGAACTGATCGGGAACGGCGTGCTCGCCCTTCTCGTCGTGCTTACTGTTCACGCCTTCTTGCCACATAGCCATCCCATTTCCATGGGCTGATGCGTTCGGCTTGTGATAAGGTTTGTGACCTGTGTGCTGCTTAGTTGGCTTTCTGTCATGTGCGCCATCCGCAGCGTGACCGCCAGTGACACCACGGTGCCAGTTATCCAAAGCAGCGGCTCTAGCACCCCGCTGATGCTTAGCGTCCTTAACTGCTTCACCAGAATTCATACCACTGTTGCCCTCAGCCTGATCGATATCGGCGTCATGACCGTATCCAGCGGACGTTCCAGCCGAAGCCGGAACCACGCTAACTTTGTTACCTCTTTTCGGACTGTGGTCCTTTGCATAATCTGACATATTAATCTCCTAATCTTTTTTCTTAAAGGCTTCGACAAATTCGCAACATCCCTTTTCGATGTTTACGATAGGCAAACCTTTTGAGTCTTTTTTAACTTGTGGATCGGCCAACATAACTGCTTGGAGACAGCGGCCTTGGCCGTCCTCATCTTTAAAAACTTTGTCTTGCTTCATGCCCTTAAGATATTCGCACATGCCACAATAATACGGGCCGTTTTCAGCGTACCCCGCCAAATCCGTACTCTTAGGCCAAATTGGGCCTACGTCAGAAATAAACTTTTTCAACTTCCCGATTATTTTAAGCCACGACTTAGCCATTTTTCCGTGCCTTGTGAGCCGCCTTATAAGACGGAAGGTGCTTCTCAGAAGTTGACGCAAAGTCATGAAGCTGCTCATGCGACATTTTCTTCAGCCCTTTATTTCTCGCATATAATTTTTCAGGGTGATGCTCGGCAATCGCCATAGCTACACGTTGTGCTTTAGAAACTGCTGGCATGTTATCCTCTGAAAGCGCCTTTCAAAAATCCGTTCATCTCAGCTTGGCCTTCAACAACCTTTTCTAACAAATCATTTGATTTTGCAGTGTTTTGCTGAATAGTTGTAAGATGATTTTCCGCTTGAACTTGTGTCGTAGTGGCAATAGCGTTAAGTTTTTCCTTAGTATCTTTCCACTCATCCTTAACAGAACGACCAACATACTTAGCGAACCAGATAAGAAGGCCACCTAATGATGTGGCTATTGCGTGCGGCGCATAGTGCTCGTATCCGCCGGGGTTAATGAACATGATTTTGGGTCCCAAGATTAAGCATCCGACTTTCACGGTGCTGCCCTGAATTCCACAGGCGTTATCGAACTTACATCTCGGAGCGTCTTTCGGCACTCCAGAATGCCAGAACGAAATTTTTACTGCTCTAGTGCAAACTGATACATGGAAGCTGTGTTACCAGCGCCTGTTGTACCGAATGTTACTCGAACAGCCAAAGCAAATGGAGCGCTTCCCGGTTCAGGACCACCGATCATACCTTGACCAGCGCCACCGTTGATCAGGAATGTGTTGCTCAATCCCGAACCAACTGTAGGAACAACGTCCAACTCACCGCCGACCATAATGAAGGAGTAACCCTGCATTACTGTTCCAGTTCCATCGACCTGTAGCCACGAATCGATAGACCATGGCTGAGTCGCTGTAGCGTCACCGGAAATTTCGCCCGGTGCTTCTGCTGTAGAATCGGCAATTGAAGTGTAAACTGGAGCCGCAATCAAATAATCCTTTGTTGCCACTAATTCAACACGGAATGTTGGGCAAGCAATTGTCGGATCAACTGTTACGTTACCGCACGCAATCACGTGCAACTTCTGGTTGTTGGAAGCGTTATTTCCCTGAGGGTAAACATATCCAACCTTCGCTGAAGCCACGTTAATTGACGGACCCGGTAGAGAAGGGAAGAACTTGGCTGTTATTCCAGTTCCGCCAACTGTAACGGGAGTGTTACCATTTAAAAGCAAATTTGATACTGTCTGCATGTTAAAACCATCCTTTTGTGTTCTCACTGGCTACGAAACTGGCCTTACGGCTATTCTTCGCTCCGGTGATTCTTATTCAGGACGACACGTTGTGCCATCTCTGTATTTCTTAGGATACCGATGGCACCCTAAAACTCTTTTATATCCTTAGCCTTTTCATAATAGGCAGGAATTAAACTCAAACGCTCTTTTGATCGGATGACTCGTTCAGGATTATAACTATGGTCCGAATACCAATGAACGGTAATTATATCGTTCTCAGAAGTAGGACCTTCACTTGTCAATGAGTGATATCTCTTGTCTTGAAAAGGAAGAATACCTTTATTAACTAAAGAATGATATACCCACCCATCCTCTGTCGGACACCAATCTATGGACGGACTATCTAAAAGAACTTGCATGGCTCTACGACTTAGCCAATAACCACTTCCGCCATAAGCCCCATTGTATCCTGAAAAATCGTGCTTTTCAAAACCTGACTTCAATAACCTAGGAACATGAACATACGTATCCACGTCGCATTTAAATAAGAAGTCGTAATCCTGCTCGACAGCGTACCGGACTATCTTCTGTATTTTCTTATAAAGTCGTTTTGAAGAATCGGGTGCTTCAACCTTAATCTCATCCAACTCTATAGTTGAACTCCCCATAAAAAACTTATAATCTACGGGGCAGTTCTTAAGCCACGTTTCACGGGCCTGCTGATGGTATTCTTGGTCTCGTTTGCAACTGAGAATACCTATCAAAATTCTCACTTAGAATCCCATTGAATAAACGGGATAACCTGAGCGCCGCTAGATAGACTAAAAATAACTGCCATCTGATCACCAGCACTAAAAGAAACGTTGCCCGAGGTATCTGCCAAATAATTACCCGCTATGATGGTTCCAGAAGATGAAAAACCTGTTGTCAAATTCTTAAGCGTAAAATTCAAATCTACACCCAAAGTATCTACCAGATACACACGTAGTTGAAAACTACCGCTAGGAGTAAACGGAAATTTTCCTGAAGAAGCCTCAGTACCGATTCCCGGCACCGTAACATTTGAAGTTCCGACAAACAAATTCTTTGCGTATCCAAAAATAGCACTTAATTGGCCATTAAGAGCTAATCCTAAAGAACTGTTGCAACCCATGGTGTGCCTCAATTAGATATATTCTTCATCTAAAAACGGTTCAAAATCTCTGAGACCTTGCTGTAAAGGATCGAGACGATTTAACATCTCTCTTAACTGTGTAATCCTGTCTTGTATACCACCGGTCGTACGCCACTGTTCCGCTTTGCCGTACATATGGAAACCCTGATGGACAACTTTAGGGGTATCCGGGTGCTCTACAAACCCATTAACTGAACACATAACGTGACGAATCAGGCCGTCATCCAAATCACTAGCCCCTTCAAACGCTCCGAATGTCCGAGTCAGATACGCTCTGCGATCAGAGAAAAAATCGTCATTAATATGAGGAACGACCAAAGCAAGACTGCCACGTCTAAATGAAGCGCCGGGATTAGTATAATAGTTCTCGCCGTATCTTTTAATGAACCGGCCCGACGTAGCGAAGCATCCGCTACGCTGTGCTTCGATAGACCACTTGAAATAATCATGATAAACTCTCACATCCTCTTCAATAAAGAAGATCAGGTCGGCTCCAGATTCATAGCCGCCTTTCATAGAGTTTAAAATGTTCCAGCAACCGCTAGGTGCTTTAACGTGTGCTTTTGCCTGATAAATAGTTGCCCGAGGCAGATACTTATCCCGAACGTACTCGACTTGATCTGCTATTTTATATCGATCATCAAAATCGATATAAATTCGCACATCATCTGGTGCCTGTTCAGCCCTATCGATAGACTCAAGAGCGAGCGCCAAGAATTCTGGCCGCTTCAATGTGGGCATCACCACGACGTTTGACATAAGAAATTTTGCCAGCCTTTGGCTCACGCCGAGGCGCTGGTCAACCCCTTATCGTCCCGAAGGACTCCGACCGGCTCATAACCGGTTAAGCTTTAGATTATTTGAAGAGACGTTCCACAACCATAACAGAACTTTGCCGATCCCTTCGCCCGCTTACCACAGGTCTGACAAACGGCCCGAATATCGACAGTCAAAGGCTTCTGAACTTTCAATGGACCTTTGTGGCCCGTCAACTTCAGTGTGATCACTTCTGATGCTTCCGTTTGGAACCCGGATGCATTGATGAATTCTTGATTGCTCAGACTACCCGGCGCTGTGATGCCAGCGGTGTTCTCGTCTGCTGACTTCATGCACTGTGCCGACAACATCATGTTCTGCGCTTGTACATTAGGCAGACTCTTATTCAACATACCTAATGAGCGAGTAACACCCGTAGAACCACCAGAACTAGAACTAGCTAACGTTCCACAGTAATTCGTGTTATACCAATATGGACGATACGGGTACCACGGATGATGTGGTCCATCGTAATCATAATGATGGTGGTAGGTATGATGCTCAACCACCTTCGGCGCTTCGAACACTTTCTCTTTCTTAAACTCGACTCGAACCAAACCGTCCTCAAGCTGAATACCACGATGGGCTTCGACTTGCTCGGTTCGCTCAACAAACTTGAAGCGATTACCCTGCTTCAGATTATCTGCTCGCAAAAATCGCTCGACTTCTACTGTGCCGTTCGCCGGAAGAATCAACCACGTTGTGGCGTCCTTTCCATCGATAGATATCTGAGCCATCGCTCGAACAGGATTCAGATTCTTTAACAAGATTGAATACTCGCTTCCAAACGGAAGCTGTACTTCTTCAGCACTCTCTCGGAGAATCTTACCGTTCACCTTTATTGCAACTACAAAGTTCTTCTTGTAAGTCATGAGTCACCTTTAACGGTTGTCCGACTAGCAACCCAAATTAAAGTCGGATGATTTAACTACAGACGGGAGCTAGCGGTCGGACTCACACCGACAATCAACAGGTTAAAAGCCTGCTGCTTTACCTGTCCTAGAAACAGGTGTATTCATTTCGGTGCCCCTTGCATGAGCCGCCGTTCTCTGTCCGCACGGCTACGGCTTTCCCCGCTGCAAAGCATTCACCTACTCTTTTAAGCTACACTAGCAAATTTATTTAAACTGCAACTGATAAGCAATATCGTTAGCCTTCTCTTCAGAAACACACTGACAAATCAAGTGACCAGCTTCGTGAGCCAAAGTCTGTCTTATTTGGGAGTCTTCACCATACACAAGATAATCTTCGTTGATGTATGTCTGACGTAATCCTAATATCGTGTAAGCGGTATCGGTATTCACCTTAAACTTCCGAGTGTTATCTCTAAACTCGTCGCCAGGAATAATTATAACTTCCCATGTCGAAGTCATAGGCTCTCTCGTAAAATTCAATCGTTGCTCCATCTGAGTCAATCGATCACGCTCCCAACTTGTCGATCCCTGAATAAAAAACTGAGGAGCGGCTGCAAATGCTGAAACAGCTAAACACAAGGATAGGAACATCGCTTTAATTTTCATCGAAAATGTTCCCTCTTCCAGATATAAACTCTAACGATCAACGCCACAACCACCCACAAACACATCTGACAATACCGTCGCCAGCCCGTGGCTTTCGTAATATCTTGCCGCAACGTGGACATTTTCGCTCCCACATTAAAACCTCCGAAGAGGCTCGGTGGGATTGTCCACGCCGGGTCTGGAAAATAAAAAACCCACTTCCCGAGAGAAGTGGGGGCCACGGATTCGTTTCCGTGGGGATGGATGGCTGCCTGACTAGGATTCGGACCTAGACTTCTGCTTTCAGAGAGCAGCGTGCTACCAGTTGCACTATCGGGCAATATGTTGTTCTGGCTGCCTCGCTTGGATTCGAACCAAGATACCATGTTTCAAAGACATGGGTCCTGCCGATTGAACGACAAGGCAATATTTAAATCTGGTGGATCACGACGGACTCGAACCGTCAACCCATCGCTTAAAAGGCGAGTATGTTGCCGCTAACACCTGTGATCCATTGGCGGAAGATCAGTGAATCGAACACTGTCACGCTTTCACGTGTCACTATTTTCGAGATAGTTGCCGACCATTCAGCGCTATCTTCCATTCTTGGCGGATCAGCGAGGAATCGAACCCCGTCAACCTTTCAGTTGTCTCCGTTTTCAAGACGGTTAGGCACCATTGCCTGCTCTAATCCACAACTGGCGGACGGTGCGTGACTCGAACACGCATAACCTTTCGGTTAACTCTCGTTTAGCAAACGAGTACAATAGCCTTTCTGTCAACCGTCCAATCTATTTTCTTGTTTATACTTTATTTCACAATCGGAGCACGTGTGCCTAAGGCCATTCCATCTACCGGGACGTTTGTTAAACTTATCTATAGGTAGAAAATCTTTATGTTCATTACACCAAGACATACCTTCTGGAGACTGCATCCGATTAGGAGTTCCACCGTGCCGAATGTGTGGTTTATTACACACTGTATGCGAAAAAGAGACGTTATCTAAATCCCAAAATAACGAAGCTTCTCTACCTTCCCACGGCTGAATATGTTCTAAACTCAGGTCTTCGGCTGTAAGAATCTTCTCTTCACATTTTACACAAACGTTTTCTTGATGCTTCTCAAGTTGACGAAAAAGAACTAATTTACGAAGCCTATTCGCTGCGGCACCGTGAGACATACCCAATTGTTGGGCGATACGAGCACTTCTTGCTTCTATCTTATTCATCGTCGTGACTCCTTGAAGTCGTTGACTAATGTTTTAAACTCCAAGACAGGCTTGCTAATTACTCTGTCTCGTGCATTGCTTAACTGGCAGGCCGGGAGGGAATCGAACCCCCGTTTCAGGTTTTGGAGACGAGCAGACTACCACTGTCTTACCAGCCTATAAATCGTAGACAGCCCGAAGGCTGTCAATCTAAAGATGCTATCTTTAGAGAAGTATGGAGCACGGAGTGAGACTCGAACTCACTAAGAAGCGTTTTGCAGACGCTCGCCTCGACCGATTCGGCATTCCATGCGTTGGTAGGCAACCGGGGACTCGGACCCCGAACCCCTTGTTTGTAGGACAAGTGCTCCACCGTTGAGCTAGTCGCCTAAATTTTAAACTGGCAGCCCGAGAGGGAGTCGAACCCTCATCGCTTCCTTGAAAGGGAAGCATCCTGAGCCATTAGAAGATCAGGCCATTGTAAACCTTAACACAGAGGATTGACAACCTTAACGAAATTATTGTCAACCTTATGGCAGCCTCAAAGGGAATCGAACCCTTGTCGCATCGTTGAGAACGACGCATCCTTGCCGTTAGACGATGAGGCCATTGGTCGGTCTACTGGGATTCGAACCCAGATTTGCCGCTTAAGAGGCGGCGCTTCTAGCCGTTGAATTATAGACCGTCTGGTATCGGAAGAGGGAATCGAACCCTCAACAAGCACCGATCTAGTGCGACCGTTTATAAGACGGTTGTAAGAACCATCCCATTCCGATGTTGGCGATCCTAGCAGGACTCGAACCCGCATAACTAGTTTCGAAGACTAGCGCCTTTTCCATTAGACGATAGGACCAAAATGGAGAACCTATGGGGAATCCAACCCCAATACCTCGTTTAGAAGACGAGCGTTCTATGCGTTTGAACTATAGGTTCAAAAAATTAAAATGACTTTGTTGCTTAGCTGTCTTACGCAGATGGTCGTTAGCACAACGAACATCACACTTTTCTATCTCTTTAAGAATAGTATCCCATCGAAAGCCAGCACAAATCATGTACGATATATCTCGACGCTTAGTCCCACGAACATGATCGAATTGCAAAACGATAATATCTTTCTCTCCACAATCGACGCACGGGTGTTCTCGTAAATAAGCGATTAAATTTTCTCGATTCTCTTTTGATACTTCCGCCCGTCGAGAAATCGCTCGCTTCTTAAGGTTGTCTTTATTGCTTTGGTACCAGTTTTTCTGGTACTTTTTATTATCAAACATTGGCGATGACGAGGGGGATCGAACCCCCACACTCTTCCGTGACAGGGAAGCGCACTACCATTATGCTACGTCACCATTGGCTGGGGCAGACGGATTCGAACCGTCATATGGGCGAGTAACAGTCGCCTGCTGTACCGATTGAGCCACACCCCAATAAATTTTATCCTCTTCTTCCATGTGACAGTTAGCACATAACAAATCACATTTATCTAATTCTGCTTTAATTAGTTCCCATCGTTTCGGACAGCCGCTTCCAATTCTAAACAATTTCATTTCAGGGTCTCTATGATGAAACCCCAACGCTCGAATACATTTATCGTATCCACATTTTATGCATTTACCACCAAGGTAAGCTACAGCCTTTACCTTCATTCTACGACGCCATTCAATAACTCGTTTATTACTTCTATCCATTGGAGCGGCTTGCGGGAATCGAACCCGCCTTTAATGCTTGGCAAGCATTCGTACTGCCAATGTACGAAAACCGCAAATGAGATTCTCTGTCGCTCGATTATCTCGTTTAACCGCACTTTACGGACTCATTTCTGTTCCGATTGTTGGCGACCGGTAGCACCTTCACCCTAAGTGGTCAGGCAGTGGAGCGATGCATGAGAGTCGAACTCATACCCTTTGTTTGGAAAACAAAGACGCTGCCATTACGCCAGCATCGCATTGGTAGCAGAGGTGGGATTCGGACCCACGGAGGTCAGTTTATGAGGCTGACTTGAATCCAATTCTCCCTGCTATAGAAAAAGTATTCATCCATGTAAACGTTTGCAACCGGACGCTTTCACATGAACGGCTGACCAAGCTATGAATGTCGTTACCTAAGTGATGCCTCACCCGATAATGACTTCAGTCGATAAATTCCACCA